AGCTAGTTGAGAAAGATCGCCACAAGGATTACGGCGATAAACTTCTAAATCATCAGAACATCGCAAAGCTGTGGAGCGCCTTCCTTGACGTGGAAATATCAGCGCACGACGTCGCCATTTGCATGGGTCTTGTGAAGATCGCACGTCTAAAGCACGCCCATAAAAAGGACAGTTACCTTGACCTTGCGGCGTACGCCGCCATAGCGGGGGAGATAGAGGAGCGAACTGATCGCCATCAATCATTTGAAGGTGAAGGTGAAAGACGGGGACGAATTACAAAGGAATACGTTAAATCCCTGAACAAGGTCATGGATGAACTGGAGGAAAAATAATGCCTCCTTATTTTTATCACGGAAAAAACCCGGAGGCCCGAAGACGGGTACTGCCTGGATATCCAAAGGACTTTGTTTTTAAAGACTATGATGAGTATAAACAGTATTTTGTTGGAGACAGAATTATTTGTCTTCTATGTGGAAAGCATTACAGAGCGCTTGGCAACCACCTTCGAGTATCGCATGAAGTGGACATTGATGATTATAAAAAAAATTATGGTATACTATGGGGTAAATCATTAACATGTAATGAATTACATGAAAAACAATCAGATCATGCAAAAGAAAGGATTGCTAATGGCGAGCTTGTTCCCCCGACTATTGAAGGAAGAAGAAAACAAGGAATGCTCGCACGAAAACATATTGAGATACGAGGAAGAAGGAGAAATCTTCCACTTCATAAAGCTTCTTCTATAGAAAACATTAAAAATTATAATGTTTTACATGGTCGTATGGGAGAAATAACTAGAGCAAGAGAAGCAAGTCAATCAAAAAAAGGGACACCAGAGTTTAAGAAAAAAATGGTGGAAAGACCTCAAGTAAAAGCTTTTATAGAAAAATATAAAAATTATTGGAAAGGACGAAAACAGTCAAAAGAGCATATTAGAAAAAGAGCTGAGGCTGTCAAAGCTTATCATATCAAATTAAAGGAGGAAAAATGACACAAAGACCACTATTTGAGCCTCCCAAGGAATGGGTGGCTCCCCAGAGCCTGCCCGACTTGTCGGACGCCAAGGAGATCGCGGTTGACTTGGAGACGCACGATCCCCGCATCATGGACCTCGGACCGGGATGGGCGACGGGAAGGGGAAAAGTTGTCGGTATTGCCCTGGCCGTTGATGGATGGAAAGGATATTTTCCTATTGCCCACGAGGGTGGAGGAAATTTTGACGAAAAACTTATTAAAGAACAACTTAGACCCATTCTAAACAGCGATGCCGATAAAATATTTCATAACGCAAGTTATGATGTGGGATGGCTACGCCATTGGGGAGTCGAAGTAAAAGGACGCTATATTGATACAATGATTGCAGCAGCCATCATTGATGAGAACAGAATGCCTGGACAGTATAATTTAAACGCCGTTGCCAAAGACTACATACAGGAAAAGAAAAATGAGGCCTTGCTGTATGAAGCTGCGCAAGCGTGGCAAGTGGATGCCAAGGCAGAGATGTACAAGCTACCCTACCAATATGTTGGACCTTACGCGGAACAGGATGCGGCCATCACCCTCCGGCTATGGAATACATTAAAGATTGAATTAGTCAGGCAGGAACTCACAAGTATTTTTGATTTAGAGACGGAACTTCTCCCCGTCCTCATTGATATGAAATGGAAAGGTGTTCGCATTGATTTGGAAATGGCGCATAAAATAAAAAAATCCTTGCAAAAAGAAGAAAAGAAAATTTTATTGGAATTAAAAAAAGAGATCGGATTTGAAGTGGAAGTATTCGCACCTACGTCCGTAGCAAAAGCTTTTGATAAAAAGAAGATTAAATACAACAAAACAGAAAGTGGTCTTCCTAGTTTTGATAAAAATTTTCTAGCCTCCCTGAAAGATCCCTTTGCGGAAAAAATTGTGCAAGCACGGGAAATATTCAAGGCTCGATCAACATTCATTGATTCCCTGTTAAAACATGAGCATGACGGAAGAATTCACGGGGAAATCAATCAGTTAAAATCAGACCAGGGAGGTACTATTACGGGACGTTTGAGTATGTCAAATCCTAACCTGCAGCAAATCCCTTCCCGGAACGAGAAGATTGGTCCTATGATAAGACGACTATTCATTCCAGAAGATGGATGTAAATGGGGTAGTTTTGATTATTCCCAACAGGAACCACGGCTCGTCGTTCATTTCGCAGCTCTGACGCACGGTGGCTTGGACGGTTCGTCAGAATTTGTAGATGCATATAATAACGATCCTGATACTGATTTTCATCAAATAGCGGGTGATATGGCAGGTATAGATCGTAAAACAGCTAAAACAATGAATTTAGGATTGTTTTACGGTATGGGCAAAGGTAAGTTAGGCAGTCAGCTAGGGCTGGGGGAAGAGGATACGAAAGAATTATTCACCACCTATCACGCACGCGTTCCTTTCGTAAAACAGTTGATGAATTTGGCAATGAAGACGGCGAACGATAACGGTCAGGTACGGACAATTTTAGGTCGTAAGTGTCGTTTTAATACATGGGAACCTAATATGTTTCATGTTGGTCCAACAAAAGCCTTATCTCGTGACGAAGCGGAAAAAGAATATGGTCGAAATATTAAAAGAGCCTGGACTTACAAAGCGTTAAACAAGCTCATTCAAGGAAGCGCCGCGGATCAAACCAAGAAAGCAATGATAGAAGTTCATAAGGTGGGCATCATTCCTCACATACAAGTACACGATGAACTGAATTTTTCAATCACGGGTGAACTGATGCGTGATGAAATAAAAAATATCATGGAGAATTGCATCAAGCTGGAAGTCCCAAGCAAGGTGGACGCCAAGGAAGGGAAGTCATGGGGAGACATAAAGAAATAAAAATAGTCGCCACAGAATGCCTGTTCTGCAATGAGACGATTTTTCCAAAGAAAATATCAGGTGACATATATAAATGCCCTGAATGTGGATGTTTCCTGGAATTGGAAAAAGAGGAAAAAACCATTATTTTTGAGCCTGAAATGGACTTAGACCCAACTATTCACTGATTTTACTTGATTTTCCCATTTAATTAGTATATAATGCAGGCGTAGAAAAAAGATGAATTTTTTATTGGGATTAGCAATCATTATTCTTTTTTGGAAGCCAATAATTTTCATTATATTATTAATTATTATTCTTTTAGGAGGAATATGACAGACATATCAAAATATAAATCCGTAGCCGTGAAGCTGCCTGTTTGGAGCAGGTTGCAATCTTTCGCGGGACAGGATTTACGATCAGTCGGCAAAGTCATTGAGTGGCTCGTCGACAAGGAAAACAAAGTGCGCAAGAGAAAAAAACTTAAAAACGGGAGGGGCAATGGAAACTAAGGAAGCCGTTCGCATCGTTCTTGAGTACGCCAAGCATGACAGGACAGCGGGAGGATTTGCTGAAGCTGTTGAAAAGTTAAGTAATGAGTTTGGTGAAAAAACATTGAATTTTGAAGCTGAATCCTTTGAACAGAAAAAATTTGAAATAACCGTTCGACAAACCAATACAATCACTTACGAGGTTGAAGATTTTAGTGAATCTCTAGCCGCAAAACAGGTTCAAGATTGCATTGATGATAGAAATTGGGAAGAATTGCTTAAATATTCACCAAAAAGTAAGGATTTTAAGCCAATTCCACCATTTTCCTTTGAAGTTGCGCGCTGGGGCGTGAAAGAGGACGTTTTAAGGCCTAATCCTCACGCTAAATCATCCTAAATACTTGCAATTTTTAATAAAAAACTGTATTTTAACCCATCTGAAGATCCGCTAAACTTCAGATTCTTACATCAATGGGATGAGATGTCAGACACCTTGACAATCTCCTTACCCTCTGCGGATAGGAAATGGTGTGACAGCCCGGAGAGACGGGCATTCAGAGAGGTGCAACTTGGATGACAAACAGACATTAAGCACAAGAAAGACACTGCTCGATCTCGTCGTTGGAGACGAAAAAATAATAAAAAGCACGTCGGAAAAACTCAAGACACTTGAAACATTCAAGCGCATATGGGAGGCGCAGGACGGCAGTTCCTTGCGAAAGGAGACCTTTAAACTGTTGGGAAAAAGCACGCTTGCCTTATCAAAATGATCCTGCATGAAAACATCCAGTGGGTAAAAGACATCAATGACATTCATCCTCGCTACCCTGAGAAAGGCGTCCAGGCGCTCAAGCACGTTTTTTACAAGGACGGCACGGATCAAAAATATTCCTTTGAGGAATGGAACATCATTGTAGATGAAGGAGAAAAAAAATTTGAAGAGGGGCAGGCGTTGATAGAAAAAATGAGGAGTCTAAAAAATGAATGAACACCGGATCAGCTACGACATCTACAAGCCGTTCGGTCCCAGCGTCCTGAAATCGTCCGTCCCCCAGGCGGGCGTTGATCTCATTAATAAGATCGCCGACGATATTCTGAAGGACGAAAAGAAACGAAAGGATTACGACTACAGCGCCAACCTGGCGGGCAACATCAAGTACGAGGTCGCCCTGCCCCTGAAAAACGCGCCAAACGTGGAATTGATCATTAATAAACTCGCGAGCGAATATGTCACGAAAACCGTCAAGAATTACATTGATCTGGAAAAAACCCACATGTCCT